TGGTAATCCATAAAAATTTCAGACGAATTACGACACCCGCAGTGGGTGTCATTCAATATAGCGATCTTCATAAAAAACTTAACTCAACTTATATACCGGCTATTATACTATACAACAGGGAGTATGTCAAGTTTAATCTGAAAATCTTCCGTCCTCAATGAGATGGTGTAGTCGGTGCGTGAAGATAGTCCACACCAAGCGAGGTAGAGAATCCTCTTTGTAGGTTCCCGCTTTACATTCATAAGTCCACATTATTCCATCCACTCCGATAAATCTGAGTCAACGTTAACGGCACGACGCTTACGTTTCTTCTCTTCTTTCGCATACTCTTTAAACTCTTGGTCAGCACCCTTCACTGCATCGATACGCATACGTAGCGTATCAATAAAGGGGGACGCATATTGCATATGTCCATATCCCTCACCATCATCATCAAGGAATTCAGCAACATCTGCCTCTGCGATGAACTTCATCTTTACGTCTTGTTGTTTCTTTTCCTTTTGGATCCGACGCAAGAATGCATACCATGAGATCTGTGTAAAGTAAGCAAATGCGTTTGGTTTGCCCGATCGGGTTGCAGCTTCGATATCGTAATTCTCGATCGCCTTGAGACAGTTCTCGACCGCATCCATGACCATCTCTTCACGATAGGTATAACGAACAAAGTTTGCTTTATGAGAGAGACCCTCTGCGATCTTTAGGAAGCAGGAAGCGATATAATCTGTGACGATCGGTGTGGACTCACCGACATCTTTTGCCTCTTGGGCAGAAGTACAGTACTCGACGACTGCGTTAGAAAAGTCTCTATTATTGACGTAATGTGGTCTTTCTTTAGGTTTCATGATATACAACTTCCAAATTTTAATGCGGTAATTATACCTTATTTTGACTTATATGTCAACCCAATTCCTGTATTATAGGCGACTCTTTGTCTCAATTCACTTGAAGAAAATCTATGAGATCTTTCATTAAAATAAAACTCTATTCCCCGTTTACGACCGATATCCTTTCCAGTGAAATCCTTCTCACGATATTCTTCGCCCAATATCTGAACATCCAAATTATATAGAGACAAAATATCTTCGAGATCTCGTTCCGTTTGGTATGGGATAATTTCATCGACATAACTAACCGCCCTCAGTTGAGTGTATCTTTCAACCAAAGTCTGTATGGGTTTGTTTTTGGTGTTGGGACGATCGATGGTGGGGTCTGTCTGTAGACCTACTATCAGGTAGTCACACCGATCTTTAGCGTGACGTAGAAGTTGGACGTGACCTGCGTGTAGAAGGTCGAACGTTGAACATGTGAAGCCTATTTTCATAATATTTTAAAAAAAGTGTTGACAGAATCTGATTTATACTGTATAATCTCTTTAACCAAAGGGGAGAATAGTATAGCTCTAGTTCTTAATCATTCCTTCTACGTCAGAATCCATGAAGTCATTACCACGATCCATTTCATTTAAGAACTCTTCTAAAGATAAGTCATTCTCCCATTCATCGTCTTGATTCTTGAGTTCCTGAGATTCATTATATTCTTTCATCTCTTTAATGGCTTCAGTATATTGTCTTTGCATCTCTTCAGTAGGAACGGCAACAGACATGACCTTATCAAAGAAAATGATAATAACGTTTTGAGGGCTGTCTTGATAAACCATAAACGTCTTAAATGCATAGTACTTATCACCAGTGCTTAGATCTTTTTCAATTAAGGATAACGCGTTACGGATGACAATAGAATCACCAGTTTCACTCATCAACTCGCATACCAGTTCTTCACCTGTTACTAACTTTAGGTGTTTAACCGAAGAGATTGCTTTCGACATCTTGTTCCACTCTTATTGGTTTTAAGTTTATGGGATAGATCTTATATCTAAATCCCTCTTTAGTATATATCTTAATCCTTTCACCGCTATGTTTCAGTGTAAAGTTTTTGTGACTCCTAATATGAAGATCATCAGCAATATCAAAAAGTCTAGTAGTCCGACCATCATCAGACTTACGAAGACCACGACCAATCGATTGGAGTACTTTGACTTGAGACTTGGATGGTGTCGCAAATACAATATTATGAAGATTGCGGATGTTAATACCAGTACTAAAAGTACCAAGAGAAGCAACGATAATTGCATCATTTTCCTTTTCTACTATCCCTCTTATTTGTTCTCTGTCTGTGGCATCTACTTCACCAGATACGTAGAATACTTTACGTCCTTCTTCAGCCATAGACTTGATCATCTCGTGCAGAACCTTACCATGTTTCTCAACAAATTGGAACATCACGAGGGTGTTTCCCGATTGATCAATTGCCAGTTTACTGATAAATCGATTACGGGGTTCGTAGGTGACGATCGCATCTAACTCTTCTTGATACGTCATCTCCTTGACTTGTTGGCAGACATCATTGTGATACCTCAAGAGGAGAACAGAGATATCCAAGTCTGCGAGTTGATTTTCCTTCTGGAGTTGAATCGTTCATGTAACAGTGAACGTAGGTCCAAACAGACCTTCCAGAACCAGTTTGTTTGTCTCCGTCCCATCGAGAGTACCCGTAAGACCGAAACGGTATTTTGCGTTGACACACTTGTCCATCATGGTAGTCAGAGACTTCGCCTTGAACAGGTGGACCTCATCACCAAAGACTGATTCGAACTGTTCGAACCACTCCTTACCGAATTTGTAAATGGATTGCCATGTAGATATTATGACACGTTTGTCCGTAACCTTCTCCTTACCGGAGTAGATACGATGACAGAACTCTTCTACGTCGTAACCGTATTCCTCGAAGTCCTTATACATCTGCTCCACCAGAGACGTGGTTGGGACGATGACTAAGATTTTTCCTTCGGTGACTTCGTAGCAATACCGTAAAAGATTGTATATAATAAATGACTTCCCGCTACCAGTGGGAGAAAGAAGGATACATCTTCGGTGCTCCACCCCATGAGAAATTGCCTTGTATTGATAGTCTCGTGGTTTAAAAGGAGCATCAAGCAGAGATAGAAAGTCAATAAGGGCAGGATGGTCGATGTCTTCACGGAACGAAGGAATCCCATAAGTCTCATGTTCAACAATCTCCAGTGGGTAGAAACGATCCGCGCAGAACTTCCGTAGGTGCGTGTAGAGACCCACGTTCATCTGTTTAGTCATCATGTTATAGAGTTTGACTTTTCCGTCCCAATGTCGAGACTTATATGCAGGCATGTACTTGTAGCCAGGTACAAAGAACGAGAAGTATTCCTTCAACTCATTCTCTTGGGCTGGATGGGCCTCTACCATAAAATGGGAGTAGTCTTTCATCCTAATGCGAATCTTGTTATCCACCAGCCTCGAATCGACGATAATCAATCATGTTCTTGATCGTCGAATGCCTCCATTTGATCATGTTAAGAATATCTGTAAGACTATCTATCTGTGCTTTAAGTGCGACGATTCTGTCTTCAGACTTAGAGATCTCTGGGTCGGAGTCGTAATAGTAGTCCATCTCACCCTTGAGAATCTTGAGACCGTTGAATGGATCTGGATCCCACCCCTTCTCCTGTAGAGTCTGTGGGTCCATCTTACCGTTGTAGTACAACCACTTCTCCTTCAACAGGATCTTCTGTGACGCCTCTGCGCGACGTAGGGTAAGTTTGGTTACGGTGAGGTATTCTAAATACTTTGCGTGTAGCATGGGGATTTGACGTGATGTCTCATCCAGTTGGTGCATAGGAATAACAGAGTCCTCTGTCCACTCCTTGTGTATCACTTCAATATTAAGCATGTATAATCCGTGGGGTTTTCAAAACTACATTATATCACATATTGGTGATCGTTTCAATACAATCTTTCCAATAGTCTTCGTCATGACCCAATACGTAACTGAGAGTCATACGGTAACATTCTGTTCTTGCTGCATGGTAGACTACATTACCTGAGTCGTAGTCTCCAAAGTATCCCGCTTTGCAATTCCACCCCTGTTCGTCTTGAACCGTTATGACCTGTTCTGTCTTGGGGTCGACATATTTGAACCACCCATCTCCTCTCTCGGACCACGTAAAGATTACGTTATATGCGGATGCGTCTGCGTTGTTGTGCCAACCGATAAACCCGCCTGGTGGGTAGAGTGTTGAGAGCGCACTGTGTTGCACACCTAGTTCCTCCATAAAACTGGAGTTCAGTGCGTTCCACGTCTTGCGGTATTCTTCTGGGTGTGTCCCAAAGTAGTGATCGGGTTTGATGGGATAACAGACGGAGTTCTCTGCGGCACCTCTGTGTCCACGACCTTCGTCGATGACGCGCCACATCTCCTCTTCGCCCGTGTAGTGGTTTGACTGTCCACGCAGCTCCTCGACCAGACATCGGTTTGTCTGTTCGGGTTGATACAACTCTCGATACGTATATCGGAAGTCTTCCAAAATCTCCAAGAGGTTCCGGTTCTTTATGTCCAATTTTACCATCATGATATAGTGAATTTGGTATACTTAAATGTGGCGTCGTAAGTTATATATGCAACGTCTCCAGCAGTGGAGTTCAACTCAATAGATCCAAGTTGGATAGGAAGGCATCCCTCATACTTGATCTTTATGTTTGCGTTGTTATGACTGGTTAGAATAATGACCGTAATGTCTTGAGACAGGTCTTCTGAGGTGTCGACCGTTCGCTGCATCCAGTCTTGCATTTCCTTATACGCGGACATGTCCTCATCTAGGATCAACTGCATCGATAGATCTGCATATTCGATGGTATCTGCGGCAACAGGGAATCTCTGGATCTTTGCAATTGCTCGATCCACTGCGTTTGCACTAGAGCCAGGGTGTGTTACTGACTGTGCAAAGAATTCTAGGTTTCCGTATTTTGCGCGATCGATGACGACACGGAATCCCGTAGGTTGCAAGAAGTTTGTGTTGGATGTTACGCTCATA